TTACGAACTAGAAAGAGCAAAAAGTGCTATCCTTGCTAAGTTCAGTTATCTTACCTTTGTACAAAAGTTTAGAAGTTTTGGCATCCTCACTTTCGACGTTGCGGAGGGAAAGGAGGATGAAGCGATTACTGGTTTGGATTCGCTTCAATATGTAACTAGAGTAACATGGGATGGAGAAAAGTTTTCCTGTAATCCAGTTGAAACTGCTACCCTAACTGTAGATACAGATGGAGATGCTGAGGCAGTAGAAGAAGTACAGGGATCTGCAACAAGAAGCACAAGAAATATCACAACTGCTGGATCTGGTACTGTATATGTGCAGGTACAGAACATTAGTGGTAACAATTATTTTGTATTGAGTTTAAACCCATCTGGTCCATTTGCTAGATATGCAAACTTTACAGGATTCCTGCAGGGTGGTACATATACTTTTGATACATCTGATAGTTCCAACACAGGACATCCATTTAGATTTTCCGAAACACCAGACGGAACTCATACTGGTGGCGTAGAATCTACAGCAGGTGTTACTGTTAACGGTACTCCTGGTCAAGCAGGATCATATACTAGAATTACAATTGGCGCAACAGTCCCTTCTATTCTTTATTACTATTGCTCTACTCATTCTGGAATGGGTAGATATCAAGCATCCCCCAACAGATATGGAACTATCAACGTCCACGATATGTGGCACCTTGATAGAATTACCAAGCAAGATCGCCAATATCTTAACAGACAGTTTAGTTACACCGAAGATGGTGATGGTGTAGATATCTATGTCATTGATAGTGGCGTTCGTGGTGCTAGCAGACCAACAGGAACAAACGCAGCACTCCACCCAGAACTGTTCAATCCAGACAACGTAACAGATCTGAATGGTCTTTCTGAGCAACAGAACTATAGAGTATATGAACTAAGTCACTTCAGTGGACTTGGAAGCACCAACGAAGATGACAATGGTCACGGAACATATTGTGCTATCCTATCTGCTGGTAGAACTGCTGGTGTTTCTAGAAAGGCAAAGATCTATGCCCTCAAGGCATTTAACAGTTCCCTCTCTGGAACATACACCGACATCCTGAGTGCATATCAGGCAGTTATTGATCACAACGATCCTGCTGATGCAAACTACAAAGGTGATACTAGACCTGCAATCATCAACTCTTCATTTGGTCCAACTATCCCATCTGGAAGTTATCCATATGTTGAACTGAATGATGCTGGTAATGATACTGGTACTGATGAAGAGATGCTCGATGATATTGAGAGCACAATCGTCGGTACATATAATGTAATGATTTCTCGTTCTGCGGGCAATGGTTTCATTGATTCTTCTAGTGAGTTTGCAGGACCATTACAGACAAGAATGGTCGCTGGTGCCAGGACTGCTGGTTACAGTGATAATGATATCAACAGTGTTGACGTAAACCAAAATAAGATCACTGTCGGTGCTACTGAATACAACGACCGTTGGGCAGACTTCTCCAACTATGGTTCTGGTTGTACTACAGTTGCTCCTGGTGGAAAGATCCTCCTTCCCGAGTGGAACTGGACTACTAATACCTCATATACTAGCACAGCAAACTACGATACCATCAATGGTACATCGTTCTCTTGTCCTATTGTAACGGGTATTCTTGCTTCTTGGACAGCAGCAAATGGATATACAAGAGCAACCAATGGTCTCACAGGACTTTCAAAATCTTTCATCAGAACTACTGGACCAACTGGAGATATCATCAAAGGTACTCATAGTTTATATCCAGTAAACAGTATTGAAGAAAGGAGACTTCCAGACAATCCATTTGAATTTAATAGTGGATCTAACTTTGTAATTGTCAGTTTCAACTCTGCAGATGCATCCCACTTCCTAGGAAATGTTGGTAGTAAAGTCCAGTTGAGAACTGGATCCACCTCTTTGATTATTGCAGGTATCAACCTTGGTACAGAAGCATCCAATGGTTGGTTTACCATTCAGGCAGAAAGTGCCGTTAATAATACAATTACAATCCAGACAGCAAACACACCAATCAATACAACAACTGGCGGTGGAACGAATAACTACCTCGCCCTCATCAAAGAAGATGAACTCACTCATGAAAGTATTGATGGTGTAGTTTTCTCTGGAGTAACACTTAGATCCCAGACTGACGCACAGGAAGCACAGGGAACGGGATCATATACAAACATCAAATACTACCCAGTAGATTCTGGTGTTGACTTTGATCTCTCTAGCACTGCTGCAGTTAAGACAGTAAACAGAGGTGCATTCTATCCATATATTGATGTAGTTACAACCTTTGCCACTCCATCTGGAGACGTTAGTGCAGGTGGATTTGCAAATGGTCAATCAGTAAATATTGACCTTGGATTGTCTACAGCAACTACATTTGCCAACGAACCATTCTACGAAAGGTACACAGTAACTGGTGACAATATCACTGCATCTGGATTAAGTGTCGGTGCAACCACTGGCGTTCTTTCTGGAACTGTAACCTCAGACTATATCGATACAACCTTTAATTTTACAGTAACTGAAACCAATACTAACGTATCCAGAAACTACAGTTTAACCACAACTGGAACTGGAGTTCTTGTAACAATTACTCAGCAACCATCTGATGATTCTGTAGAATCTGGATCTGGTGGTACTGCATCCTTTGGTCCAGTTTTAGGTACGAGTTCTGATGCATCTGCAATCACGTTCCAGTGGGAAGTCTCCACAAACAGTGGAGTAAGTTGGAGTAACGTTTCTAACGGTGGTGGGTATAGTGGGGCAACAACAAACACATTAACTGTTGATGACGACTTCACTAAGAATGGATATCAGTTCCGTTGTGTTCTTGACACAGCAACTGCAGTATCTCCATCTACAACGAATGCAGTAACACTTACTGTATTCAGAGTAATTACAATTACAAACCAACCAACAAGTCAGTTCCCAGTAGCACCAAACCCAGCTACATTTAGTGTCGTTGCCTCCACATTAGATGCAGCAACACTTGCGTATCAGTGGCAAACTTCAGAGGACAATGTATCTTATACACCTATCTCTGGAGCAACAAATGCATCTTATACTACTGGCACAACTTCGTATGATAATGATTACGGAGACTATTATAGATGTGTAATTAGTGTAACTGGTGCAACAGATGCAACGTCCAGTGCTGCTAGAAACTTAGTAACTAGAACAATTTCAGTTACTACTCAACCAGTAAACGAGACTGGATCTGTTGGTGGTACTAGAACATTCACAACTGCAGCAACTACCTCGGACAATGATGCAGGAGACATCACATTCCAATGGCAGTTCTCTATTGATAGTGGTGCAAACTGGTCGAACGTCACCGATGGAACAGGTGCAACGACTGACACTTACACAACAGCAACGTTAACTGGTACTGAAGATGGATATCAATACCGTTGTTTACTGTCTGCTCCTGGAGCAACTACAACTCCAACCAATGCTGCTACTCTTCAGGTAGAAACAGTAACTCCAGTGGTTGTAACCCAACCACAAAATGCAACAGTCAATGAAAATGCAACTGCTACATTCACCACTCTTGGTGATGTAACAATGACACCTATTGGTGGTAATGCAGCGTCGTCTTCGTTTGATACAGAATCTTGGGTAACTCCATCTGGAGGCGGTGGAAACGAAGCAGGAACTGGTCCTGGTTTGGGTCTCATGTCAGATCATGAACCATCTGTAACTTATCAGTGGGAGCGTTCTGATAATGGTGGTTCTACCTGGACAACCATTGTTGGTGCAACATCTGCAAGTTATACAACAGGTACACTGACATATGCAGATGATAATGGTGATTTATACCGTTGTGAAATTGATGCTCAAGGAGCAGCACTTCCAACATATACAAACAACGCAACTCTTACAGTTCAGAGAACATTTACGATTGATTCTCAACCAGCAAACCAAACTGGTAATGAGGGTGGAACTGCAACCTTTAGCGTAACCACATCTAGCAGCAGTGGAACTCCAACATACCAGTGGAGAAGATCCGATGATGGTGGAGCAAATTATGCAGATGTTGCAGGTGCAACTAACGCATCTTATACAACACCAGTATTAGTCTACTCCGACGATAACAATGACAGATATCTCTGTAGAGTTTCTCTCGTAGGATCTGCAGGTGACGTTGATTCTAGTTTTGCTCTACTTTCTGTTCTTAGAGTTATTGCTATTACTGCTCAACCACAGAGCACTTCTGTAATTGAGGGCAACCAAGCAGTATTCACTATTGGTGCAACTATCACCAGTGACGTAGTAAGTTATCAGTGGCAGAAATCTACTGATGGCGGATCTAACTGGAGCAACATCAATGGAGCAAATGCTGCATCATACACAACTCCAGCAACTGTTTTCCCAACAATACCATCCGAGCAGTTCCGCTGTGTCCTCTCTAACGTAGCAGCAACTTCGGTTACTTCTGCTGTAGCAACTCTGACAGTAAATGAATCTGAGTTTGTATCTGGACCTGTAACAGTAACTCCTACTATTGACCCAGATACAAACCTGACATTCAACAGAACTCCAGTCATCAACACGTCTGCATTTGTTCCAGAGTATACTGGATCGACGCACTTCTCCAGTTTCTGGAGAATTAGAAGAGTATCCGATAACGTTACAGTATACGATACATCTGGAACTTTTGCCAATGGAGATACTGGAAACCTGACCTCGTTTACTGTCCCAGGTGGAACTCTAGACTTCAACACAACTTACAATGTTCAGGTTAAGTTTAGAGATAATGCTGGATTAGAAAGTCAGTACACGTCTGCTGTCAACTTCACAACTCCAATTGTTGATCAACCAGAGATCCAGACGATTACTCCAGCATTCAACCCAACAATTAATGTTGACCCTGCACAGATCATTGCTGGATATGTACACACCTCTAGTGATTGGCAGTTCTCTGGGGCAAATACATTCACAACCATTGTACACCAGTCCCTCGGAAACTCGGTCAACCTGACATCATATACACTCCCTGGTGGTGTAACTCTTGATCCAAACACTACATATTATGTGAGAATTAGATTCAACGTCAATCCATCCTAAGACAACATGGCACAACCTAGCACCAGGCAGGAACTGATTGATTACGCTCTGCGTCAACTCGGTGCTCCTGTATTAGAAATCAACGTTGATGATGATCAGATCGACGATCTGGTCGATGATACTATTCAGTATTACAATGAGCGCCACATGGATGGTTATATCCGAACCTTCCTGAAAGTTCCATTTAGTCAAGTTGTGATTGACACCATGACTACGGATGCTGATACAACTGTTGCTAGTGCAACTGCTGATGGAACTAGTATCACATACAAGACACAGAACAATTATATCAAACTTCCAGATTATGTCACTAGCGTAATCAAAGTCTTTGATTTTGTTTCTAAGAACACAACAAACCTGTTCGACGTTCGCTATCAGTGGAGACTGAATGATCTCTGGGATCTGACCAATACAGAGATTCTAACATATGAAATGGTCAACCGCAGACTGGAAGATATCTACTTCCTGTTAGAAGGTCAGAAGCAGTTGAGATGGCAGATGCGTGGAGACCGTCTGTATCTTGACATCGACTTCCAAGAAGATATTGCCGATGGTGATTACTTAGTTCTTGATTGCTATCGTGCGGTAGATCCATCTGACTTCTCTGCAGTTTATAATGATCTTTGGGTCAAACGTTATGTAACCGCATTGATTCGTAGACAATGGGGTGCAAACCTCATCAAATTCCAAGGAGCACAGTTGCCTGGTGGCATCACCATGAACGGTGAATTTATTTACAATGAAGGAAAGGCAGCCGTAGAAAAATTAGAGGATGAGATGTTGAGCGCACATGAATTCCCACCAATGGATATGATCGGATGAGAAACGTATTCTTCACACACGGAACTCGCAACGAACAATTCCTTCAACAAAATCTTGTGGAGGAATATCTCAAGATGTTTGGGATGGATGTACTTTACATTCCCAGGCAACTTGTTCAGGTAGATGGTGTCTTTAATGAGGAAGTTGTATCTGAGTTTGATGACTCATATTTACTTGAAGCTTACTTAGAGAATGCAGAGGGATTCCAAGGTGGTGGAGATTTACTCACAAAGTTCGGAATTAGGCAATCTGATGAGATTACTTTGGTAATCTCGCAACAGAGATTTGAAGATTTGATCGGTCAATTCTTATTGGCAGATCCACAAGTTCAATTGGGAACTAGACCACAGGAAGGCGATCTTGTTTATTTTCCATTGAGCAATAACTATTTTGAAATTAAGTTTGTAGAACATGAAGAACCATTCTATCAGCTTGGTAAGAACTATGTTTTCAAACTGAAGTGTGAACTCTTTGAATATCAAGACGAGAAAGGAGACATCTTTGAAGGTGATGAGGAACTGGTTGACACTGGATACACGGTTAAATACTACTACCTTAAAGAAACTGGAACTACTGCGACTGCAAACGTTGTTCTTGATGGCGATGCGGTAGAGCAGGTTCTCCTGACCAACGTTGGTTCTGCATACATGTCTCCACCAACAGTAACTATTGGTGGAGATGGATCTGGAGCAACTGCTACTGCATATCTCGCAACAGTATCGATTACTGGTGGATCGCCAACCACAAATGCAGTTGTTAGAGCCACAGTATTAGATGGAGAAATTAGATCTGTCCAAATTGTAAATGGTGGATCTGGATATGATGAATCCAGAGCTGTATTGGCAGTATCCGATCCAATCACAGGTGGTAGGACTGCTACGTTGACTCCCACATTCAAGAATGGAGTTCTTACAAATATTACCATTGTAAATGGTGGAACAAACTATAAGTCAGTAAGACTGATTGATGTTACTGCTGGTGGATCTGGATATACAACAGCAACCGCAACTATCTCTGCTCCCCCATCTGGAATCACAGGTACATTCAAATTGCAGGAAACTGTCACTGGTGCTAGCACTGGAGCACAGGCACAACTCGTTGAATGGGATGCAGAAGAGGCATGGATCAAACTCAAGAATCCAACCAAAACATTCTCTCTCGGTGAAAATATTGTTGGCGATGTTTCTGGTGCAATTATCTCATTAGATTCTTATAATGAAATGCAAAGTACCGATACTAAATACTATGAAAATGTCACCTTTGAAGAACTCGCTGATGACATTCTAGATTTCACTGAGACGAATCCATTTGGAGTGATTAGTTAACATGTTAGGGACATACACATATAACAAGATTATTAGAAAGGTTGTTGTTGCATTCGGTACAATCTTCAATAATATTGAAGTAAGAAAAGAAAATACTGATGGATCAACATATAGCAGGATGAAAGTTCCTCTTGCGTATGGTCCCAGACAAAAGTTCTTAGCTCGTTTAACTGAGCAACCAGATCTAAATCAAAAAGTAGGTATTACCGTTCCACGTATCTCTTTTGAGATGACTGGAATTTCATATGATTCTGCTAGAAAATTAAGTCCCATCACAGCAATCCTCAAAGCGGATGGAACTAATGCAGTGAAAAAACAATTTACTCCAGTTCCATACAATATTGATTTTGAGTTAAACATCATCTCGAAAACGAATGATGAGGCACTCGAAATTGCAGAGCAAATTTTACCATTCTTCCAACCATCATACAACGTAACGATTAAGTTGGTTGAAGCGATGGAAGACTTTAGAGATATTCCCATCACACTGAACAGCATTAGCTACACGGATGACTATGAGGGAACTTTTGATTCTAGAAAAATTACTCTGTTTACTTTGACTTTTACTGCAAAGACTTACATCTTTGGTCCAGTTGGATCTGCTTCTCCAATCAAAAAAGCAAAGGTCGATTACCATGCATCCGTCGATCTTTCTTCTGCACGTCAGGTTTCCTACGAAGTTACACCAAAGGCACTTACCGACCAAAACAAAGATGGATCTACCTCTATTGTATCTGCAATCACCGATAAAACTCTTACGTTTGAAGTTGCTGATGAGAATGTAATTTCTATTGGTGGATTTATTGAGATCGGTAATGAAGTGATGAAGGTCAAGTCTAAGCCAGGTAATAGTAAGATTACTGTAGTAAGAGCACAAAACGGAACTAGTGCAGCTGCTCACGCCGCTGGTGCCGCAGTTGATCTAGTAAATGCCGCAGATGATCTCCTGCTTGATTCTGGAGATGACTTTGGATTTAATGAACTGATTTCTGTATTTGAGTAATGGATAAATTTGAAGGATTAGATGAAGCGTTTGAGACTGTATCGGAGATTGTTCCAGCAGAAACTCAAATGAAGAAACCGCCCATCAAGGCGGACAAAGACGATGTTCAGGACGACTATGAATACGCCAGATCCAATTTATACCTGTTGGTGGACAAAGGACAAGAAGCTATCAACGGCGCTCTCGATCTGGCTATGTCTTCTGATCACCCTAGAGCATATGAAGTTGCTGGACAGTTAATTAAGAACGTCGGTGATGTTGCCGATAAATTAATGGCACTCCAGAAAGATAAGAAGGCAGTCAAAGAAGAGAAAGCAAAGGGACCAACTAACGTCACCAATGCTCTCTTTGTTGGTAGTACAGCAGATCTTCAGAAGATGTTGAAAGACGCATCGAAGAAAAAAGATAAATAAAAAGAGACTATACGCTTAATAAAATGATCCTCAAACCACAAGGGGCTGCTGTGGATATCCAAGCTGCTGCAAGTGCTCTCTCGAATGCTACTCTAGTTTCCGTTGTAAATACAAACACCGCTGCTGCACTTATCGTGAACAGCAATGGCAATGGAGTTTACCTTGCTGCTGGAGAAAGAGCAGTGATCGAGAAAGAACCAGCTGAAACTCTGCAGGCAACTACAGGCGCAACCACTAGTGTCTGGGCAACTTCCGTAGCATTTAGAGGCTGATGGCAGAAAGACTTCCCACAATGTACGGTAGATACTATACCATCTCCGCTGTATGGAGGGGGAGTCAATTTACTGTCAACGTGTTTAGACCTAAGTTGCAACTTCTCCAGAGATCTGGTGCTCAGAGAATTGTAGACAAGATCTATCCAGGAAGTCGTGTCATTTCCTATTGGGAGTCTGATTCTACAGATGCTCCAGTGTTCTTAGTAAAAGAAGAAGTCACGAGAACGATGAAAACTTTCAAACAATTTAGAGAGCACTGCGGTCTCAAGTATGACGTGGTTGCTCACCAGTGTGGTCATTGTAACGCCACTGGATACCACGCTGATGGGGAGAAGTGTTCTACCTGTGATGGTAGAGGAACTCTACAGACTGTCAACGACGGTACAGAGATGGAGGAGAGTAACGATAAGAAAGTCTACTCCAGAGAGCATCCAGAAGCACAGAAGAATGTGAAGAAGATGCAAAAGGAAGGTGCTGCTTGGACCCGCAAGGCAGGACAGAATAAAGAGGGTGGTCTAAAC